GGAATACCTCAACCGTACCTCCTTGTATAACATTCAAGTTAATCGAACTAGTAATTCTGTGAATTTTATAACTTCCAGAAGTAAACTCTGTACCACCACTAATATTAACAAAGGTTGGAGGAGGAGCAGCAGCTATATCAGCAAAATCACTTCCTTTCTGCAAACCTGATTTTAATGAGTATCTTCTTAAATTTACTACTGACATAAATTATGATATTTGACTTCCAAATAAACTAAATGATCCTGTTGTTAAACCAGATACTTGAATAGAATCTTCAGCATTAAGTGTAATACCTAATGTTAAAGCTGTACTATCACTACCTGAAATTGGTACTTGAAATGCTAACCAATGTTCATTAGATAAAGTACTACCTGATGGTACAGCAGCAATCCAATAAGTTGAATTTGAAGTTGATCTATTAGATAATACTAAACTAGATACTACTGTTTGAGTAGAAACAGGAGCTGTATATAACGATGAAGTTGCACTTGATCCTGTTATTTGGCCTAATATTTTATACGTTGTTGGCATATTTTGTATTTATTTATATATTATATTTTTAAGATCCCATTAATAGGAATGTGTAACTATAAATTTCACCTCCAGTTACACCACTACTATTAAGGGCATATGATGCTGTAGTAGCAAATGAAGATGTTACTGAATTAGATGAGGATACTGCATATGAAGCACTAGTAGCAAACGAAGCACTAGTTGCATTTATAGCATTAACTGCTCGTGATGCAGTTGTTGGTAATGTATTGGTAGTTGAATCATATACTAAGTTACTAGTTCTAACTGTTAATGGATTACCTCCTGCAGGATTAGTCTCTGAAATTAACAAATATTGGTTTCCACCTGAAACTTGACCATCAGAAATTATTTTACTTGCTGTCAATGCTGATATTGCATTTGATGCTGTACCTGTTAAATTACCTAAAAATCCTGTAGATGCTGTAATTTGTGTAGCACTAAATGGTAATGTAGTACTTACTGTGGTACCATTATCTGTAATGCTAGAATCATTCAAGTGATGGCCACCATCACCTTTAGGTATTCTATTATTTGTTAAGTATGTTGGAGATCCTTTAGTAGCATACTCAGGACCAAACATTGCTACCCCATAATTAGTTGGATCACTACCGCTGTATTCATAAAACCAATCATTAGTTTGTGAATCAAACTGGAGAGATGCTGTGTAATTTACAGGAGTAGCTGAGCCACTATCTTCAACTAGTATTCCAGCATATCTTGTAGCAGTTGAAGTATTTAATAAAATAAAGGAATTACCAATATTAACTGTTGATCCGGTTATTGTTTGTAAATAACCAATACTTGCAGATACAAACGTAGCATTTGTTGCTGAAATGTTTGAAGCTGAGATGTTTATTCCGTTTGCAACATTAGTTGCTGTTGCTGCTGTTGTTGCAAATGAAGCACTTGTAGCGTTAGCTGCGTTAGTAGCAAATGATGCACTAGTAGCACTAGAAGCATTAGTTGCGAATGAAGCGCTTACTGCATTTAAAACATAGGATGCTGTATTAGCTGAAACAACGTTGTTTATAGTGTTTGTAAACGTTGATCCATCGCCCTTAGTATATGTTATAGTAGCATTAGAAACAGATGCTGTTACAAGTAATGAACCTGTATTAACAGTTCCACCACCACCACCTGATCCAGTATTTACTGTTAGGTTAAATGTTGAACCATCTCCTTTAGTAAAAGTAAGTGTATTTAAATTTACACTACCTGTTACCATTAATGATCCAGTATTAACAGCTGCACCTCCACCAGCATTTAAAGCAAAAGAAGCTGTTAATGCATAAGAAGCACTAGTAGCATTTTGTGCATATGAGGCAGTAGTTGCAGTAGTTGCAGTATCTGCTTTTGATGCAGTAATTAATAAGCTTCCTGTTAATGTTTGCCCTAAACCAGTTTGCAATTCACTTCCACTTATTTGTGTAAGAAATTGAAATGATTGACTAATATATAAGTTGGTTAAATTGCGCCCCATTATTTATTAAAAATTAGATACGTTATTTTGATATGCTCTGTAAGGATATTGTGGAAACTGAGGATAACGAGAATCATAAATTGGTAAGCCACATTCACGTGCTTGCCCAGCATGATAGCCTCTACCATTGCGTTTCATTACAATAGGACTTTTATATTGAATCCCAAAGTCAGGATACATTTGTTGTAATTCTACGTTACCATTTAATTCTGGAAAATTACCTTGTTTTTGAATTAAATAATTAGTTAATCTTTCCTCGTAAAATTCTTTTTTATTTTTAACTGATTCACGTTTACGGTTATACCAAGTTCCATCAGCATTTACACTATTTTCACCTCCTGTAGGAATCAATAAACCATTATTTCTAGGACGTAAATAAATGTCTTCTAAAGCGTAATAATATGATTCGTATAGTAAAGCGTTTTGAACCCAATCTAATACTAATGTTTCATAATTACCAGATAAAGTATTATTTTTAATATCGTCAAGAATTTTATTATACAATTTAGTACCTAAGATACGTTGTAATTCAATATCTTGCGCTTCCCTAACAGCATTTTTTAACAATTCTGAATCAACATTGTTATTTATGTCGGTAAATTGTCTTAAATTTGCTTCTGAAATTATAAATACATCAGTCATATCTTATTAATTTATTGGTTGTTCCTGTCCAGCTTGATTAATATTAGGATCGTTTAAGCGATCAGCTCTTTCAATTTCAGCTTCTAGTAAATTATCTTCTCCTACTTCAGCATTTTGACCTACTACAACGTCTACTTCTTCTTTACCGTCAGAATATAATTTAAGTTGTTCAACACCTAAAATATAATCATTGCCATAGTTAATTTTAAAAATTTCATCAAAACAATCTAAGATTGCTTGTTGGAATGGTTTAACTACAGTATTTGTGAATAATAAATAGGCATCTATTGTTTCTTGTCTACCACCTAATTGACCTTCAGTTTTAATACCTAACATCATAGGAGAGGTAATTCGGTGAGCAGTTAATATTTTTTGTGTTACTAAATCATTTATAGTTGTATAATACTCATCAGTACCATTTGATTGAATAGGAGTAATTTGTGGTGCATTCTCAGGACTATCAACGTCCATATAAATGAGTGAACCCGCGTTTTCTGTTCCTCCATATTGATTTCGCAACATTATCTCAATTGCTTCTCTTTCTTCCTCATTCGCGTTAGTAAACGTTGTTATTGCGATTGAAGGTACTACACCATTAGTTATGTTGTTTAAGTGGAAATTATCTACTTGAGCATCTAATTCAATTACTTTTAATGCACCAACATAATCAGGTAATGGATAATATTTCATACCTGGACGATATGAATAATAAACGTAAATTTGAGATGGTTCTTCGTCTTTTTTAAGTGGATTATAAACTGGGAGATATGGAATATCTTCTAATGACTGATTTACATAAGCATTAACTCCATTCCATTCGTCCCAAATGTAATATCCAGGTACTTTACCACGTAAGTTTTTTTCTTTAGCTCTTAAATAAGAAAAATCAATGTGATAAACTTCAGAAATTCTAGTTCTATCTTTAGACCAAATTGTTTCTAAAGCAAAACCACCAAATAATTTTAAATCTTTAGCTACTTTTTTAAATATACTATTCCAAGATTCACCTTCGGAATTTGCAAAATCTAATGTTTCAGGTTGATCTGAAGTTAAACCATTACCAATAATTGCTTCAACAGTAGCATTTATACAAGTACCGTGTATTGACGAATAATTCATTAAATCAATCAATCTAGTTGGGAATCCATTATCGGAACCAAAACTAATATAAAATTGATTTTTTCGCTCAACTAAACTAATACGGGCATTAGTATCGTTATTTCGAGGAATAGTTTTGAATGTGTATTTTTTATTTTCACTCATTATTATGGATGATTATAAGTAGTATAAGTACCACCATCTGATGGTAATAAATATTGTGTAATACTGTACTTGTTACTACCACTTATATATGCTCTATCAGTTGACAATAAAGTTGTTTTAACATATGCACCAACTCCAGCCCAAGTAGAATTTGTATTAGCCCATAATGTGTTTTGGTTAATCCAAGTATTTAAGTTACTTGCTTGAGTAAACTGCCAAATATCAACATTATATTGCCCAGATGCTGTTGGAACTGAGGAACCAGTTATTTGGAAAATTAACCAAGGATTTGTTGGTCCTACAGTATTTAATAAAGTTGCAACAACGTTAGAAGTCTTAGATAAATCGTATGATTGAGTAAATTCTAATAATACTTGAGTTGTCCCAAGAGATGCTGTATTAGTAGGATAGACAGCGTTTGAATTTGTGGGTAACGAACGGTCAAATTGAAGCATCTTTTCTATTTTTCGCCCAAGTAAGGGGATACTTTCGTACCCCCTCATTTTGGTTTGATTAATTAAATATTAAGCGTAAGTAACAATATTAATACCGCTTAACGAGCTGCTGAATGTAGTAGCAGAGCCACTAACTTCAGATGCTGGATTTGGTTCATTTCCTGAGAATACTAAGTTATATCCGTTCAAGTCGCTGAATGCAGTACCAGTTTGACTGGTTCCACTCAACAACTGAGCGCCATTTACTTGTCCCATTAAGAACCAACGAGC